CTTAGATATAGAACTATCTAACGTATAAGACACGTCTTGAAGAACGTTTAAAGCGTGCAAGTTAATCGGATATTCGTGCTTGTTAAACCTATCCCCGAGTATCGCATAGTTACGAGTTAGTTCGTAACCTCCATTAGATTTAGTTGTCCAAGCGTTAGGTAGAGAGACCATAGGAGGTAAAAATAGCGAAAGCGAGAGCATAGTTTTAAGCTCGAAGTCTAGGTCTATCTTAGGTTTAATAGTAAATGTTTGACCTGAGCCTAAGACTGGACGAACAATCTCATATCCAAGACCGTCGCATACGGCTAATAACTCTGCACCTGTCTTTACAGCCGTGATGTTATCTTCGTGTAGATACAAGCCTAGCTTAGTTGCAGTAGCTTGGAGATTAGTTTCGCCTAGTAGTACTACTGAATAGAGTAGCCAACTAGGTATATGCTCCAACTTGGATTCGACTACTTCGAGTCTAGCATCCTTGCTAGCATAGGTCTTGCCGTAAATTTCGTTACGGTAGTCTATCAGCCAATTCTCAATCCTTTCGGACATTTCGTCTAAAAGATCGAAACGTTCTTCTACGAATACTTTAACCTTATCAAGGATAACTTTTTCGCTAAGTGCTTCCTCCACTTTATATTGAAATGTTAAGTCCATAACTATCCTTTAGATTAAAAAATAGCCGTAAATATAACTAGTACGACGTACGTAGTTATAAATAAGGCAACAGTTTCAATGACTATACTTCTCTTTCGAGACTGATAAAACTCCGGATTATCCCGGAGTAGTTTAATTTTATTTACCATTTAAGCCTTCCTTTGAGCTCGATTTCTCTATTTGATTCATCATACTCTGCATAGACTTCATCGTTCTCGTCTATGAAAGTGAGACCTTTTTGAGACTTTATAGGAATCAAGTACGCTCTACATAAGTACTCTACTTCTTTAACCATTTCGTTTATGGAAAATTCTTTAGGAAGTTTTCCTTTTATCCCTCTTTCCCACTCTACAACTTTTCTAGGTGTTGTATAATTAGGAATTACTTGCCAAGGAAGAGCTTCAAAAACGCTTATAACGTTTTCTTTATAATCTTTTTCGGATACTTCGACACGAGTGATATTAACTATCTTCGTACCGTACTTAGTGCGTACTACTGCACAAGTATTAGATCCTTTCTGTTGAGCATTTAGAAATACTTTTAGATGCTCTAAAGTACCTTGCCAAGAATATTCTTTACCATCGTGAGAATGGATACCGGTAAAAACAATGTTATTTTTCATACTAAACTCCTTTTCATTTTTAAAAACTCTGCAACTGCTTCGCCTTGTCTGACGAAGGTTGCAACTTGTGCTGTACCGTAAGTTATAATCCAAACGCCGTTAGCTGCTAGGTTTAACTCTAAGTTTTTATAAGACATACGTACCATAGCTATCTCCTTATTAAAAGTATTTATTAGCTAGTTTATCTAGCCACTTTTTATAAGCACCGCATTTCTCGTATGCAATGCAACTAACTGCGAATAATCCCGGAATCATAAATGGAAGTAGTTCCATACGTTTCTCCCGTCATAGTAAAGTGTCTGTAAGACACAGACCAAACGCGGAAACCGAACGGAAAGAGAGCAAGACGGACAAAGAGTGTAGGACTAGTGGTGGAATAAAAAAAAAAAACATAAAGAGAGCAACACGTAAGTAAGTACTATGCTATGTTGCCTCGCATAGTAACTATGAATAAGAAGTAGATTAAAGTAGACTCAACGTTCCGTAGAACGCTCAGTTTACTTTAATTATTCTTGAGCAGTTTAAACACTTGCTCAGGTGTTGCTGTTAGAAGTCTATGTCAGCTGATGTTGCATACTCTTGAAAAGATACTGATATAAAGATATCGTTTTTCAGTGTACCGCAAGAGACTAAGCTTTCAGCTTTTTGCACAGCTTCTTTAAAACTTTGTGCAGGAGCTTCCTTGCTATCGTGAACGCCTCGAACATTAACGAAGTATGCTACGTCCCTGCCTTCGGTGTATTGTCTGACTTCCTCAACACTGTTGAGAAAGTTTGCTTTGTCGCCTTCGGCAAGATCTGAACGGTCTTTAAACACAGTGAATGGAACTCTCATAGTAATCTCCTTGTAGGTTTAGTTTACTTGCTTTTCGCAAGCTTCAAACGCATAAACCGAAAGGCTTAGTGTGTAGGAAAACGTAAGGGAAAATGGAAAGGCAAGGACAGGACGAGAGAGGGTGGTGGGAAACGGTGGTAAATAGTGGTAAACCGTGGTTATGGTAAAAAAAAAAAATGAGCGAAGGGGATTAACCCCTTGCTCTGCTACTTAAGAGCGAACTCTCTTAACGTAACGCTAAGATTTTCCACTGCTTTCATAGCTTTTTCTATTTCAGCACTATCATTCCAGTTGAGTTCTGTGTCTAAGCACGTTTCCATACGTGCCTTTACGGCCTCTTCAACTAGCATTCTTGATCCTTGTTTGGCTGTTAGAAATAAGTCATTGGCTACGTCAAGAGACGTTGAAGCTACAGTGCTAAAAGTTTTAAAAAGTTTCATAACAAACTCCTGTACAGAATGTAAGCGTTTTTCACGCTCCAAACGCAAAAACCTATCGGGAAAAAGAATGCTTATTGTAGATACCCCGGGGGGTGGGAAAGAATTTTTGCTGGTGCCGAGGGAGTACTACCCTCATAGTAAATTATATTTTTTGCCTAGACGTTTTCTGCTAATACTGCTACTTAAGGCTCTCCTAACGACCCTGCTTAAAGTACTTCCACCAAGCGTGGGCAAAGTACTAGGGCAGGGCTTGGGGAAGTATCTAAGTCAGTAACTAGGGCAGGACTATCTTTAAAATAGAGACTAATCTACTAGAGAGCTGGACTGGAAGTGTTTATACGTCGTAGAGAACTCTAAGAAGGTTTCTAAGAAATGTAGTATGTACTTGTGAGCCACGTCTAAGTTAAGCCTATTAGGTTGAAGGTTATGAACTGTTGCACGTGCTTTAGATATAGAATGATATGGTATTGGAGTAGTATGAGTTACGTTTATAAGCTGATCTTCTATAATAGGTTTAGCATGTTGAAGCAAATTAATAAGTTCTTGCCTAGATTTAGTATCTAGGTAGAAAGCTATGATAGATAGCTCATCTAAAAGATCTGCTAGATAGAAGGTCGTGCGTGCATATAGATTAAGTAACTGATTAAAGTCCGTATAGGATAGATCGTTCTTGATGTAGAACAAAACTTCTGCTGAAGTTACCTTTAGATTGTCATAGTATTCCTTATAGGTTTGCTCAGAAAACATTCTGTAGTCCTTTTTGGATAAATGATAAGAGAAGTATATGCTTATTTTTCTTAAAGGATTCTTTTATAATTTTTTCATAAATCTATGTTATAATAAATATAGTATTAAGTTATGAAAGGAAGTTATGGCAGAAGGAAAGCTAGGTGTAGTTAAACCTGAAATACTCGATACGGTTAATGAAGAAACCGTATATAGTTGGTTCAGTAAAACTATAACAGAAAAGAAAAAACTTACCATAACCGATGAATGCCTAGACTTAATTAATAAAACTATAAAAGAACCCGAGTTCGATGGGTTTAGATTTATAGATACTCTCATTACTTATCAGAATGCTCTTGCTGGAGATAGAGTAGGGTTAGAGGAATACATTAATGCCGTTAGATTCTGTAGCTTTTTAGAAGTTACTAACGGTAATGCTACGGAAGCTTATATCAAAGCCTTTAGTTATAGAGACTTTGTAAAAGATAGAGTAGGAGCAGCAAAGAACTCTGACGAGTATAAACAACTAGCTAGCGCAGCTACTAGGTATAGGAAGAACCCTTTAGTCGTTAATATAATGACTCAAGCTGAAGTACCGCTATGGTTGATGTTTCAAGGCTATAGATATCAAGCCGTAAACGTACTCGTTAAAGAAATGAATAACGCTCCTTTACCTAAGGATAGGATTAATGCTGCGGATAGATTGTTATTTCATTTGAAGCCTCCTGAAAATATTAAAGTAGAACTTGAAGTAGGTTTGAAACAAGATAACATCGTAGATCAGTATGAAACTATGCTTAGCAATATGGTTAAAGAGCAAAAGAAACTTATAGAATCCGGTAGTTCTTTAAATACTGTAACTAATGTTAAAGCTAACTTTATAGATGCAGAGGTAGTAGCTAATGGCTAAAAGCGTAGACGATTGGCTTAACGAAGTTAGCTACGACTTTGAGGGATATATCCCTAGCGAAGCTGTGCTTAAATACATTAACTTTATACAAATGGCTTCGGGGGAAGATCTGGAAAATAAGACTCCGTTAGTTCATCTAAAGATATGCGAAGCACTGTTTGCACCAAATAAGAATACCGCAATACTATGCCATAGAGGAATTGGAAAAAGTACTATTGGAGCAGAATATCTTATCTTATACGGAGCTGCTTTCGGAGAATTACCGAATTTAGGTAAGACGGAGTTTATGATCTATGTCGGAGACAGCATAGAAAACGGTGTAAAGAGTCTTAGAAAAAACGTAGAGTACAGATATCAAAATAGCGAATTCTTACAGAAACTTATACCTAATAAAAGTATTAAATACGTAGATGAAGACGGTAACGAAGACGAAGTTCCCGGAGCAGGTAGAAAGATTACCGACGTTAGATTAGAGTTTTGCAATCTAAGGGGAGATAAGTTTGTAGTGAGACTTTACGGTGCGAAAACCGGGTTGCGAGGTGCAAAAGAGTTTGGTAAGAGACCTACCGTAGCTATTATAGACGACATACTCTCTGATGAAGATGCTAGAAGTGATACGGTTATAAGTACTATTGAAGATACGGTACACAAAGCTGTAAAGTATGCTCTTAGTCCGACTAAGAATAAAGTAGTATGGTTAGGTACTCCTTTTAATGCTAAAGACCCGTTATACAAGATCGTAGAGAGCGGTGCTTGGGAAGTAGCCTGCTATCCGGTATGCGAGAAGTTTCCTTGTTCTAAAGAAGAGTTTAAAGGCAGTTGGGAAGATAGATTTAGTTACGAGTATGTAAAAGAAGCTTATGAAGAAGCTGAAAAAACTAAAAAGTTAGATAGCTTTTATCAAGAGCTTATGCTTAGGATTACCTCTAAAGAAGAGATGCTAGTTCCAGAATCTAATCTAGTGTTCTTTAATAGAGAGCAAGTTTTGAAGCATAGATATAAATTTAATTTCTACATTACTACAGACTTAGGTACTTCAAAGAAAAAGAATACGGACTTTAGTGTTATAAGCGTATGGGCATATAACAATAACGGAGACTATATGCTCGTAGACGGTTGGTGTAAACAAGCCGAAGTTAGCGAGTTTGTAAAAAAAATATTCGAGTTCGTTTCTATTTATAACCCGCTTGGAGTAGGTATAGAAGTCTCTGGACAGCAGGGTGGATTTATTAGTTGGCTTAGAGACGAAATGATCCAAAAGAACGTTTATTTCAACTTCCTTAGTTCTAATAATAGCGGAGAAGACGGTATACGTCCGGTAGGAGATAAGTTTAGTAGGTTTTTACTTTTTAAACCTAGATTCGATAGTAAAAAAATTTGGATAGCTAATGAAATGAAATCTAGCGAATGGTATAACGAATTTGAAGAAGAAAGAAGTAAAGCTACTAAAAACGGATTTAAATCTAAGCACGACGACGTGTTAGATAGCATATCTATGTTAGGTAGTTTTGATGCTTATAAACCTAGCGAAGCTATGCCCGAAGACGTTAGCGTTCCTATGAGAAATGAAAGCTACGGTATAAGCAATACCGTATTTTAAAGGAGATAGATGAACTTAGCAGAAGTTATAAATAGGCTTAAAAACCAAAATCTACCTAACGTTACTAATC